TCTCACAGACCCACGCAGAGGAGCGCGTAGAGCGCGAGGAACGGGAGGCGAAGTCGGATGAGTGAGAAAGTGACGTGCGGAAGTCTGGCGGGGGGAAGGTGTGTTTTCAGCTTTGTGGTGGAGATGCCCGACCTGGCGACATGGGAAACACACGATATGATCCTGGCATTGAGTACTGACGGGCCTGACTGTGCGTTCTACTGTCCGGCCTGCGGCGCTCGCCTTAGCTTCGACGCTGACGGGAAGCCGGTAGCGGAGGCGATGGTGCCACGCGCGGCGCTGGACGCAGTGTTGGATGGCCCCGAGTTCAGGAGCATGTATGTGGTGTCCTCTGATGCGAGCAAAGGAACCTATTACGACCGTGCTGACCGTGCCCGTGAGTGGCTTCGCGCCCTCGGCACCTACGCGCGGGAACGCGGGTTCGGCGGCGTAGAGATGATGACCATGCGGGAAGTGCTGGAGGCGGTTGCCAACAAAGAGAAGCTACGGTTGTCACACCCCAACCCGACGACCGAGAATGAATTATCTGATTTCCGGTATCAGTTGGCGCTTCTCAACGCCGCCCGCGTTCACGCCCCGATGGTGCCGATATGGGGGACTGGCGGGAAATCTGAGACGCGGGTATCCAGGGCCATTCACGAACTCGCGCTGCTGATGGACGCGAAAGGAAGTGGTGACGGTGGCGACGCCTGAGCATCAGTCTATATTCGGCAACGTCCATAATACCGCGAAGCCAGTTCGCTCCATGCCTGCGGAATGGCAGGAACACTACGCGATGGGGCGTCAGAGTTGGAACAACCCATACAACCACAATCCTCCATCGGTAATGAGGCGGGGGTGTTGGGCGCGGGGTTATGCTGAGGGATGCACGGGCGGCAACAGGCAGGCACCCTACAGGTGCGTATCCAGTCATGGCGCTACATGGGGATGGCAGGCATGTCAAGCATACGGCGCGGGCTATAGTGCCGGTCGCGCGAAGAGGGAGGCGCAATATGGCGACGCCTGAGCCGGTCGTGCTTGGCGTGGACCCTTCTCTGAGCGGGACCGGATTCTCTATCGTAAGCGGCGACGCGCTGCTCGCGTATGGCACGATCCGCACCGCGCCCGGCGACGGGAACGACGCAGAGCGCAACGCTATCATCGTCGCCGGGCTGCTCACTGCGGTGAAGGAGTGTTCGGAGCGCGTGACCCTCATGGGCGTCGAGACACAGTTCTTCGGAGTGCCTAAGCGCGCGCCGCGACAGGATGACCAGGCGTGGCGCAAAGCAATCGCGGCGCGGGCGGGGCAGGCGATGCGCGTGTCGGCAGTGCGCGGCGCGGTATCCACGCTTGGCCCGATGCTGAGTATCCCCGTGGTGGACGTGTCGCCGGGAGAGGCGAAGCGGGCGTTGACGGGCAACGGGCAGGCGTCGAAGAAGCAGATGCAGGCGGCAGTGTTGCGAGACTTCGGGGTTGCATTGGCGCAAGATGCGGCAGACGCATGTGGTATAGCTCGGGCGGCAATTACCAAAGTGCAAGGGCGTAAGACCGTGAAAGAGCAGGCGCGGCAAGTGCGTCCGGAGGTTGTAGGGGACATGCCCGATCATGTCAAAGCAGCCATGCGACGCGGCCAGAAATAGGGAACATGTCCAAACTGCACTGGGACTTGCGAAGAAAGAAAGCAATCGAAAGGGGCGAGAAGAAATGAGCGAACCACTGAGCAAGCGCATCAAAGCATACGTGCCTGTGGAGGGCGGAGAGGAACCCGCCGAACGATTATCCGTAGACGAGTTGTTCGCGTGGTGCCTGGACGCGCAGGCGCTGGAGACAGAGGTCTTCGCGGCGAAATGCGAAGCAAGCGAGGCGCGGGTAGCTGCTGACATGATGAACGAGAAGATGATTGCGTTCCAGTCTGAGAGCGTCGTTGCATACGAGATACAGAAGCAGAGGAAACTTGCCCACGCCGAGGGTGAGGCTGTCGGGGTTGCCGGGGCATTGGCGATGGTGGCGGGTGCTATCACTACTGATGCTGACCGGGCGAAGGACGGCGCAGGTGACTTGGAACGCCTGTTGCGTTTACTGGCAGACCTCCGCGTCATAGCCGCGCCAGAGGTCACCGACCGCGACAATGTAGCTGACAAAGACGCCACACCCGCTGACAAGTCCGGCCCTCGGCAACTGGCAGAGGACTTGAAGGCAGAGGTATTGGAAGCTCGCACCGCCGGGGCTGCCAAGTTCCACGTTGCGCTCGACACCGCCATTGACCGCTTCTGCGAAGAACACTTGGGCGCGACGTGGGAACGGGAACTGAAGCAGATTGTTGCACGAGCGTGGCTGGCGGTCTTCGATGAACCTGTCGACGCAGTAACGCCTGATGCTACGCCTGTAGATGGCGCAGACCATCGGCGACTGATGAAGGACGTGCGCGCAGCGTTGTATTTCGAGATCACCGCGCTCGATGAATATCTGGAAGAGGGGAGGCTCCGGCAATCATGAAACAGCACTTCGAGCGAAAGCAGTCCCAGCCGCGCCTCGCGAACCACTTGGCCGGGTTCAATCGCACCGTGTCACTCTGCGGCGTGTGGATCGGCAGCGACGCGTTCATCGAGGGGCGGGACCCGGCGTTCACGCGCAAGCGGGTCTGCAAGCGTTGCGCGAATGTGGCGCGGCAGATCATCGCGGAGCTTGAGGCGCAACTGGAGGGCGAGGGAGTATGAAGGAAGCACTGAGCAGGCGCATTACCCGCGACGCTGACCGCGAGTGCGAGGAGAGTTACCCCTACATCTCCTTTCACTATGCGACGGTGCGGGAATGGGCCGACGACGCGGCGACGCTGGAAGCTGAGGTAAACCGGTATAAGGACGCGCTGGATGACGCGGTGGGACAGGTGGCCGACGGGAACTTCATGCGAGGGCTTTTGCCAGACACGGACAAGGACGTACTCGCGGAGATCATGGCGTCTGCCAAGGAGGGCGAGAAGAAATGAGCGCGAAAGCGATGGAGGTAGGTGCGCACGGGTTCACTTACTCTGTAGTGGCGCAAGACCTCTACGACCCGATGGACAGAGAACAGAAGTGGTATTCCGACGCTGCGACTGCGCATATTCTCGTGAACCAACAGCGCGTAGCCCTTTGCGGCGCGGAGTCGGGTGCGCCGGGGTGCTACGCAGGTTACGTGTGGCATTATCTGACTACTGATGACCCGCGCCCCGTGTGCAAACGGTGTATTGCTGCGCTGCGCAAGGTCGGCACGTTCGCGGAGGAGTTGGGGGTGCGCAATGACACGCGAGATTGACCGCTATCTCTGCGGCGTCGGGCTGTTCGTGCTGATGGTAGCGACCTGGTGCCTGCGCCGGATCGGGCTGTTCGTGCCGGGATACGATGAGAAACTGGGAGGCGACTGACGATGAAGCGCGTGATTGACTGGCTGCTGTTGCAGACCGGAGGACTGTGGGGGCTATGCTGCGAGGGAGGGTGGCACTCGTGGCGACGCTACGGGGCCTTCGAGGATGAAGAGGATGAGGACGCGCGGCGCGTCTACATGAAGCGCGAGTGCCTCTGGTGCGAGGCGGCAGGCTCGACGGCGACGGCGACGCGGGAGGAGGCAGCGCGCTACCACGCGGCGCAGTGGAGGCCGCTGCCACCCGTCGAGCGCGTGGTGCCAGCGACGGCAACGACACCCGCACCAGTCGCCACCCGCTCACCTGCGAAGGCCCTCCCGCTGGTGGTGCGCAAGCAGGTCGCGACGTTGCGCCAGACTTCCCGGCCCGACGAGGTAGCCACGATCATCATGGAGCAGGGGGCAACCGCAGGGGCAGGACGCACCGAACCCCTCCGCGCCACCGACCGCGACCTCGCGACCGGCGCAGTGGAGGGCCTCGGGCCGATGAAACCAGCGCCCGACACAAACGAAGCGTGACCCGCTGCTAACAATCGTACCACGCGCCTTGACTCGCGCACGCGGTATGAAGTAGACTGTAGCTGTTCAGCAAGGCAGTGCAATCGCAAAGCCGCAAAGGAAGAAGGGGAAGTAATGGCAAAGCTCATGATCAAAGCCTCACAGTGGGAACCGGTCGCAGTCCCAATCGAAGGGTTGCCGCCCGGCTTACTGATGCACCGTCGCCCCCGCGTCGCGTTGAAAGTCCCCAAGGACCCGCAGGACGAATACTACATCGAAGAGGCGCGTCAGGGGCTTTACGTCCTTGACCCGTCCCGTGACGACGCCGAGTATGGATTCCCGGCCATTGGCTTCCGGCAGGCGATCATGACCTGGACGAAGACCCTCTCCAGCAACGACAGCAAGAACGCCATTCGGCAGGGGTTGCGGATGGACTTCACCCCCGACGGACTTATCCCCATCGTGCCGAACGGCGCAATAACCACGCACGGCGTCATGGGCGGCGAGATCATCACCACCAAGGATGAGCCGTGGGTTGTTGACTTGCGGACGGTGACAATCCAGCGCAGCGCGCAAATCTGGCGGTCGCGTCCGTTGTTCGCCGGTGGCTGGACTGCGGTCATCCCGATGCAGTTCAACAAGGAACACCTGCGCGAAGAGGACGTGATAGCCTGCCTGCACGAAGCGGGTGGCGGCGTCGGTATCGGCGATTACCGCCAGCAGAAGGGCGGCCCGTTCGGCAGTTTCCACGTAGTCGGTTTGTAGTGAGGTGTCACACGGCCCGGCGAGGCACGACGTGGCCGGGCTTGGCTTGGTGCGGCTGGGCTGGGCAGGGCATGGCACGGCTGGGCTGGGTTCGGCTTGGCGAGGCAATGCGAGGGTAACACACAATCTAACTGGGGATAACGGTTTGAAGCGATGTTCCGAGGCTTGGCCTGGCGAGGCGTGGCACGGCAGGGTGAGGTTAGGTGTGGCCGGGTTTGGCGAGGCAAGGAACACACACAATCTAAGGCACCCGGAGGTGCGCGAAACATGAACACAGACGCAGCACTGCGATACGTCGTCAGAGAAGGATTCGCTCTCACCAAAGAAAACGCGCGGACGCTCGGAGGAGAGTTTGAGCGCCTGCGCAAGTCAGAAGAAGGGCTAAGCCCGAAGACCATCCTCGCAACAGCGCAAGCGAAGACCAGCCCCCTGCACGACTTCTTCGAGTGGAATGACAAGAAGGCCGCGCACGAGGCACGCACGAAGCGCGCCGGATACCTCCTGCGAGGCGTCGGCGTCGTCGAAGTAGAGGTGCGCGAAAGCAAACCGAACAAGGCCGTCGAGGTGACGGTGGTCGCGCCAGTCCCCCGTGCGTTCGTGCCTGTGAGTGGCGGCGAAGAGGGCTACTCGTCGCGCGTGGAGGTAATGACCGACGAGGACATGCGCAAGCGCCGGATCGCCGACCTCTGGCGGCGGGTGTTGTCAATGCGCGTGGAGTTGCAGGACTTCCCCGAGTGCGAGACATTCCTGGTGATGGTGGAGAAGGAAACGCACAAGCTCCGCAGGCTGGGGATTGAGGTGTGAGTGTTATTCATGGCCCGGCCAGGCTCGGTTAGGCACGGCACGGTCCGGCGTGGTTCGGCTGGGCACGGCGAGGCACGGCAAGGGCTCCACATAACCCGCAATCGCACCGCCGCGCTTGACACCACGGCCCCGCGTGGTTAGGATTGAGAGGGGAGCGGTATCACTTGCGAAAGGTTTGCTTTCATGCCCGACGAGCCGCGAATGTCAAAACTGACGGAGGCGCAGCAGAGGCAGGTCATAACGTGGCTTGCCGAGGGGCTGCGTAGTGCCGAAATATCCGAGAAGATCAAAGCGGAGTTCGACGTGGAAATCACGAGGCAGGGCGTGGACTACTACCGCAAAGCGCACGCGGAGGAAATCGCCGCCGCTTACGCCGACGCATTTGAGACAGCCGCCGCACAGGGCCTCTGCAATCGCATCGCTCGTCTCGGCGTGTTGGAGCGCAACGCGAAGCGGATGATAGACGACACGCGGGCCGGAGGGCGCGGCTTCACGACGGTGAACAAGGAACTCCGCGAGACGCTCAGGGACATACGCGACGAACTTGGCGACCTGAAACTGAGGTCGGAGCATTCCGGCCCTGACGGCGGTCCGATCCAGCACGAGGTGGGCTGGTTCGATGCGGTGAAGAAGTGGGAGGCCGAGGACGCGGAGGACGCGGATAGCGAAGCAGCGAAGGACGGACAGGGAGGCGCAAGCGATGAGTGAGCAGAAGGCTTTCAAGCACGAGTTCGCGGACGCAGAGGAGGCATGGGAGGCGCTAAAAGACTGCAAGAACTGGCAACTTCCCCAGCGGGCGTTTTGGAGTAAAATACCCGAAGAATTGAAGGAGTTGATCTCTCGCGCTCGCGCTGCCCACGAGTGGTTTGACGCCGCCGTGACCTTCGCGAAGGAGCGTGGGTGGCCGGACAAGCCGATGATGACGCGGAGGGAAGTGCTGGAGGCTGTTGCCAACAAAGAACAACTGCGGGCGCGGCACCCCAACCCAACAACCGCAAATGATATATCGGCCTTTGAGTATCAGTTAGCGTGTCTAAATGCCGCCCGCGTTCACACCCCGATGGTGCCGATATGGGGAGTTGGCGGGACATCTGAGACGCGGGTATCCAGGGCCATTCACGAACTCGCGCTCCTGATGAACGCCGAGGCGGGAGGCGACCCGGTATGAGCGCAACGGTTCTGTGGCTGGCTATCGCGCTGGGCATATCGCTGGGCTTCAACGTGATACTGTGGGGACTGTGGAGGAGTGTTGCGCGGGAGGTCTTGGCAGAGAAGCGGCACTTTTGGGTTTCCAAATTGCGCGAAAGAGGCGGCGACCCTTCTATGACCGAGCAGGAACGCGCTGAGTGGCGACGCAATATGCGAGTCGCTCGCCAAGAAGCTGATGATTACAGGACGAGGGCTGCGGAGAACGACGCGGCCCGCAGGGCATGTCTTGAGCGCGAGGCTTTCTGGGGCGCAAAAATAGCGGAGGGGAGTAGACACGGTGGCGACGGCCACGAGACCAGCTAACCGCAAGCGCAGCGCGACCTCCGAGCAGGCCGCCCGTGGCAGGCGCTTTCGCGACAACGCGGACGAGTTCCTCCCCTTCGCGTTCGGGACGGAACTCTGGTCGAAGCAGCGCGAGGTGGCACAGGCGGTCTCGCGGCACAAGCGCGTTGCGGTGCGGTCGGCCCACGGGCCAGGAAAAACCTGGCTTGCTGCTCGCATCGCTATCTGGTTCCTCAGCACGCGTCACCCCGCAGAGGTCATCACCACCGCCCCGACGTGGAACCAGGTAGAGAAGCTACTCTGGAAAGAAGTCAATCTCGCATGGGGGGAACTGCGCATCGCCGACATCAAGCAGGCAGGCGAGTGCATGAAGGCTTCCCTGCGGTTCGGCCCCGGTCACGAGGCTTACGGGCGTTCCACGAACGAGTCGGAGAAGTTTCAGGGCATACACAGCCCGCACCTCATGGTCATCGTGGACGAAGCGTCCGGCGTGCCCGATGATATTTACGACGCCATCGCTTCCCTCGGCACTGGCGGCGAATACCGCGAACTCCTCATTGGCAACCCACTTCGACCGGCGGGGCGTTTCTACGACGCGTTCCAGAAGCCCCAACTCGGCTACCACTGCATTAGCATACCCGCCTCCTCCACGCCGAACTTCACAGGTGAGGACGTATCTGCCGTGCTGGCCGCGCACCTCACGAGCTGCGAGTGGGTAGAGGAAGCGAAGGCGACGTGGGGCGAGGACACGCCGCTCTATCAGGCGAAGGTGCTTGCAGAGTTCCCGGCGGAGGACGCGGAGGCGGTGATCGTCCCGCTTGCGTGGATGGAGGGCGCGCGGCAACGCGAAGTCCCCGACCCGCTGACAGGGAACCTCCAGGTCGGCGTTGACGTAGCGCGCTTCGGCGGTGACAGCACGTCCATAGCGGAGCGTGTGGGCACGACGCTCACCTCGTTGACCTCATACCCCGGTGATACCCCCGCGACGCAGGTGGCGGGCCTCGCAGCGCAAGCAGCGCGGCGTCTGGCGCACACGCACAAGGGCAGCGGTGAAGTCCTCGTGGCAGTGGACGCGGGCGGCGTAGGTGGCGGAACGGTTGACATTCTCCACGCTCGCAGTGATAATGGAGTCAGATACGTGGGAGTCCAGTTCGGCGGCGGCGCAATCGACCGCGACCGCTTCGCCAACAAGCGCGCCGAAATGTTCTGGAACCTGCGCGAGTATGCTGAGGCGGGGAACGGTTACCCGGACCTGGTGGTGGCGGCGACCGGCGCGGAGGTAGACCGGCTCACTGCGCAGGTATCGGGGATGCGCTACGGATACGACGCGAAGGGCCGCGTGAAGATAGAGAGTAAGGACTCGATGCGCGCGCGGGGCCTGCCGTCGCCGGACGAGGCGGACGCGGGCGCACTGGCGTTCACGCCGCTGGAGTTTGAGGAGCAGGATACTATCGGGATTGAGGATGTCCTCGAGGATTGGGTGGACGACGAATTCGGGGGTTGGATGGACGAGTGAGGTCGCAACCGCGATGAAGCGAAGCCGCAAAGGGAGGCCGTGACTGATGGAGAAGCAGATTGAGTATAAGGGCTACATCATCACCGTGGAGTGGCCGGTGGCGCTTGAAGTGTTGTCGCCGAGAGGCAGGATAGCGCGCACCTACACGGGGGCGCGGGTTGTCATGCGGCACGAGGGGGAACCGATAGCTTACGCGGAACTGCCAGTAACCAGCGCAAAGGACGAAGCACTGTGCGTTCGCGTCGCGACGTTCGTCGCCGAGTGTATTGCCACTGCTGACGCGGTAACACTGAGGACCGACTACACAGAGGCAGCGCAGTGGAAGGCTATCGAGGACGCGGTAGACGCAGTGCCGAGGAACTTCACGATCACGGAGACGACGGTGACGCCTGAGGAAAGCAGCGAGACTATCACGATGAAGGCGGCGGGAGACGCGCAGTGGCAGGTGTTGCAGGCGCAGAAGGAAGCGGAGGCAGCGGCGGAGGTCGCAGAGTTGCACGAGCAGAAGGCGCACATGCAGACTTCGCTCACAAAGGCACTGGCCTACAAACAGGAGCTTCATGGTGAACTCGCGAATGCCGCATGTGCAGTATGCCTGCCTGTTGGAGGGCGAGGACGCGAGACTTGGCTCATGGCAGTGGAGAAGTTGAAATGCGAAGCCCGCGACGAGGCCACGCGCGAGATGAAGTCGCGGCTGGCGGCGGTGCTGGATGCGGGTGCAAAAGCACCTCAAAGAAACGGGCCTTGATGAGGCTCCTCTTGGAGGAGAACCAACCCGCAGACTTGTCCGCAACGCGTGCATCAGCGAAGACCTGCTCGACCGCGACGGACCAGAGTAGCCAAGTGAGGCAGCTATGAGCGAAGACAACGGTACACCCGCACGCGCCGACAGGCCCACACCGTTTCTGCTGAACAAGCAGGAAGGTCACCTCTGGGGATGGCGCGATTCGCAACGTGCAGAGAAGGGGCGGCTCCGCCGTCTCGCCGCTCGCACAGAGCGCGAATTGAGGTTACTATGAGCATATTCGACCGTAGCAAGCCCGTCCACGAGCCCACTGACGCCGAACGCGCCGCTTCCGACGCTTACTACCGCGCGGAGGCGCAACTCTCCCGCGTGGCAGAGGCCGTCAGCGCGAACCTCAAGCGCGAACTCGACGCGGAGGGCGAGGGCTGGCTGTCGCTGACCGGCGGTGGTGGTGCAGGCGCTATGGACATCAGCGCGTCTGACCTCGAAGACATCCGTTCCACCTGCATCGTGCTATGGGAGAATGACCCCACGCTCGGGCAGGCGGCGATGCTGCTCCAGTCGGGCGCGCTCGGCGGCGGCATTGGCACTCCGACCGCGACGGACAGCCGCGTGGAGAAGGTCGTCACGCGCTTCTGGGAGGACCCGGATAATCAGCTGAGCGTCTTCGGTCGCGAGGCCCAGATACTCCTGAACCTCGCGCTCATAGTCGAAGGCGAGAAGTGGTATTCACTGCATACCAGCGACGCTGATGACCAGGTGAAGGTCGCCGACCTCGCGGTGGGCGAGATCACGCAGGTGATAACGCACCCGGAGAACCGCCGCAAGCCCGTAATGTATCGGCGGGAGTTCCGCCCGCAGGTGTTGAACGTCGGCTCGGGGCAGTATACGCCCGCGACGGAGACGGTCGTCTGGTACTACCGCGATTGGCGCTATGCCCCGTGGCTCATGGAGGCAGAGGAGCGCGAAGACGACGCGGCAGAGGTGCTGTTCGCAGAGGCGGGGACTAACTTGCAGGAGGACGCGGCGCTATACCAGGTGAAGACGAACACCCTCGGCTTGCGCGGCGTCCCCGAGGCGCACCGTATGAGCGACTGGTCGAAGGCGCACGCGCGGTCAGTGCGTAGCCTCGTGACGCTCACGAAGGCGTTGGCGATGTTCGCCTGGCAGCGGCAGGTCACGACGAAGAGCGCGGCGACGCTGAAGGCAATGGCAGACCAGATGAAGACGCCTCCTCCCGGCGACGCGGCGGTGCTGGCCGAGAACCAGAACGTGAAGACGACGCCGGTCAACGTCGGCACCGGAGGCAGCACGAACTTGACAGGGGCCTCGCGCGAGACGCTGCTTGAGGCGATCCGCCCGTTCGGGTTCGGCGAGCATTTCTACGGTGACTCGTCCTGTTACACTGCGGATACGGAAGTGCTGACGGAGGACGGCTGGCGCAATTACAAGGACGTGGAGGACGGCACGCGCATAGCCTGCTACCATCCGGGGCAGCATCAAATTCAGTGGCAGGAACCCATTGAGCTTCACGAGTTTGAGGTGGACGAAGAGATCGTCCATATCACGACGCGGGCGCAGGATATTGCCGTGACAAAAGACCACCGTATGCTTGCGCGCCCGAACAGCCAGTCAAAACGCCTGCCGCCCGAGGGGGCTCGTCCCGAAGGAAAGGCGGGGCGTCCGCGCATAGCAGACGGCGGCGCGGAGATACTCGACCGTGGGTACAATGTCACGCCTGCAAATACGCTGGATTCGCGGAGTGCGGGGTGGTCATTCCGCACTGCGCCTGATAGCGCGGTGCAGGGCTCCACGATATTTACTGATGACCCAGAGGGCGCGGCGCTGTTTGAGGGGGTATCGCCTGAAGACGTGGGAACATTCCTCGGGTGGTTCGTCTCTGAGGGAAGTACGCTGGGACCGTTGAAGAAGAATGGCGATCCCCGAACCGTCCTGCGCAAGCGCACTAGCAAGCGCGAGAAGCGGATATTCTACCGCATTAGCATCGCGCAGAAGCCCGGCGCGGACGCTGATGATATTCGGGCTCTGCTTGAGCGCCTCCCGTGGGCAGTGCATGAACTGGACTGCAACGGCGTGATAAACTTCAACTTCCAGAACAAGCGCCTCTGGACGTGGCTCCGCGAACAATGCGGAACTGGTTCATATACGAAGCGGCTACCAGACGGGAGCGCGCTGTGGCCTATCAGTGTGTTGGAGCGCCTATGGGACGCAGCAGTAAAGGGGGACGGCACGAGGAACGGCAAGAACGGAAACAATATCTGCTACAAGTCTATGTCAAAGGAACTCGTTGACGGGCTCCAAGTGGCGGCGTTATTGTTGGGGTGGCAAGCGAATATCGCAAAACATGCTGATGGCATCTGGGCTATTAATGGCTCAACGCGTCGAGAAGCTGGCGTAGTTCCCCGCAACATAAGCCGCGAGGTATATCAGGGAACCGTCTGGTGCTATCAAGTGCCGACCGGATTCTTCGTGACCCGGCGTAACGGGAAGGTCGCCATTCAGGGCAACTCCGGTAACTTGGCAACGGCAACTGCAATGGAACTCCCGGCTATCTGGCGCATCGACGACAGGCAGGCGATGTATCGGGGGACGTGGAATGACCTCTGCCAGTTCGCGATTGGCCGCGTCCGTGCTGAGACCCGCGCCCCGTTCGTGAGCTTGCCGCTGAAGGTAGACACTGCGATTGACATAAACATGCCGCCTGCGCAGCCACGCACGCCGGAGTCTACCGCGACGCTGTTGACGGCGTTGCCTGCGGCAGTAGCAGCAGGGATTGTGGAGCAGCAGGAAGCGAGCTATCAAGCTTACGTGGCGTTGGGCACCAATAACATTGCCGAGGTGATGGAGGAGCAGTACCCGCCGCAGACAAAGATGGAAGGCAAGGCCGCCGAGGACGAGGGCGGCGTGGACGTGCCCGAGGCAGACGCCGCAATCCCGCCCGCGCCCGACGAAGAGGAAGCCACCGAAGAGTCCGCGCAGGAAGCGCGACGCCAGGAGGCGGTGCGCCCTTTTGAGCTGAGACGGGAACTCGATGCGCTGGAGGTGAAGTTCGCGAGGGCGTTGCAGCGCCGGGTGATAAGCCCGTGGCACAAGGACATCAAGCGGTGGTTAGAGACACTGGACTACGCGCCAAGTGAGAGGGCGCTGACGCGGACCCTGCGGCGCGAGGTGCCGCCGGACGCCGTTGCCCTCCGCGAGACGCTGGACGAGTTCACGCTGAAGGCCGGGAACATCGGCGGACAGGGCGCAGTGAATGCGATACTTGCGGCGCTCTCGGCACCGTTCACAGCGCGACGCACAGAGGCCGTGGCAAACCGCGAGGGCGAGACCCTCCGCGAACGCTTGGCACGAGGCGAGGAGTGGAACGCGGCGGCGGGCGAGGCCTTCGTCTTTAACCTGCGCGACCCGAAACTCCTCAATGAGTTGCAGGCGCGTGGCGTCAAGATCACTGGCGAAGTGTCGCAGACGATGCTCGAGAACCTGCGCGATACTCTCTCGCGGGAGTTTTACACGGAGGGCCAGGGGCCGCGAGAAGTCGCGAAACGCATTGACAAAATATTCCCGCGAACGTATGCTGGACGTGCGGAGAACATCGCGCGGACGGAAACGCTCGTCGCGCAGGGCACCGTGGGCCATGAAGCGTATGTGCAGAATGGCGTGGAGAAGAAGCAATGGTTGACGCTGCTGGATAGCGAGACCCGCGCGGACCACGCCGCCGCGCACGGACAGGTTCGGCGCATAGATGACGCGTTCGACGTTGGCGGCGAGGCCATGCAACACCCCGGCGATCCGGGGGCGAGCGCAGGAAACGTGTGCAACTGCCGGTGCGACGAGTTGCCGGTTATCGACGACGAGACAGACCTGCCAGCGCAACCGTGGCTCGGAGGTTACCAGCCCTTGACAGAGGCAGCGCGCACAAGCGCCGCGCCGATCCGAGGAGCGATAGCGCCGCCCGCGCCTGCGGCTGCGCCGAGTGCGTCACCCTCTTTCGCCACGCCAGAAGACGGAGAGAAGTGGTTTGCCGAACGCGGCGTGGCGGTCAAGTATGACGAAGCCGGGTTCGAGCAATACGGGTGGGAAGTATCAGCGCAGGACAAGGCGAATCGGCTGGAGGAAGTGGCCCATGCAATGGGGCGCTTGGAGGCCAACGGACAGACGGTGGTTATTGACGAGGTGGAAATGTGGTCGCGGCACGGTGGGCGGCTGTCGGCAAACATCGTTGATGATGAGGGCCGTATCCTTACCCACACCATGCAGATAGGACCGCGAGAGGTTGGCAAGCCCGGCCTTGAAGATATGATATACGTCCTTGGCGAGAAAGCCGAAGAACTTGAAGCAGTGAACGCGGCAGGTGACGTGGTAAGCCTGTTCGCCAGTGACGGCAGTATCGACTTGGCGATTGCCAAGCAGAAGTTTGTGGCTGGCACGAGTTGCCGTAGCAGTGCCGACATAGCACTCCACGAAGCGGCGCATGGCATAGAGTGGCAAATGCCGACAGGTATTCCCGTCAGTTCTGTAAGCTCGCAGTGGCAGCGTTTTGCCAAAGAGCAGATGAACCTATTCAGTGCGTATGCCTCAAGTTCGTGGGATGAAGCGTTGTCCGAGGCGTTCGTGGAATTGCAGCGCGGCACCTATCGCTCTAAGATGTTGTCACCGCACCTGCGCACAGTGTTTGAGCAAACTATGGGGCTGAAGTGATATGAGTTTCCTGTTGCCGATATGCCTCCAATGCAAGCACTACCACGACGGCGAGCGGGCGTGCGCGGCATTTCCCGAGGGTATTCCTGACGCTATTTGGGAAGGGAGAAGCGACCACATTGAGCCTTACTCAGGTGACCACGGCATCCAGTTTGAGCCGCGTAACTGACGGGTGGTCTATCACGTTTGAGGCTGGCCCGAACAACACCGACAATGTGAAGATGGAGAAGGGCAGCACAGAACTTCTCTTTGTTCCTCTGAAACAAAGGCAGGATATGACCGAGGATGACTGGACGCAAATGATGCATTGGGCAAACAAGTCACTGTAACCGGCCCCGACGCAGAGGGGTTGCTTTGAGACTTGCAAGTGCGGCAAGCAATACCGCGCAATCCTCCAAGAGCGGGAGGTGCCGGGTGGAGATTGACACGTTCACGATAGACGGGTATGATTTCCGCACGCTGTTCCACTGGGCATTGCCTGGCCGCCGATATGTCTGGGTATACCACGGTGAAGAACTCATCGGCGAATCGCGTGGCCACGATGGAGTAGAGAACCCGCGCCAGACGGCGCGTTACTACGCGAAGAAGTGGTTGCGGAGTGCCGGGGTGTAGCTCAATGGTAGAGCGGTAGAAGCCGGTTGTGTGGGTTCGCCGGTTGCTCTGCAGGTCGCAGGTTTGATTCCTGCCACCCCGTTGCAAAGTCCAACCTCGCTGCAAAGTCCGCGCTGCAAAGCCTCGTCTTGATAACACACGCAAGACGTGAGGTGCGAAATGCCATACGCCAACCTGTCGGAAGTCCCGCCGCAGGTCGCGACGCACAAGGACGTTGCGCTCACTCTGGCGCAGGCTAACTGGGTCTCTGAGGTCGCCGATGGTGTAGAGGTAGACGGCGGCGCTGACGAGGCGTGGGCGGTCGCGTGGTCTCGTTTCGAGCAGGCATACGAAGTCAGTGACGGCGCGTGGGTCAAGCGACCGGACGAAGCCGACACGCAGGAAGCAGTGAGTGACATCCCCCCATTCGACCGCAAGCCCCACCACGTTCTGCTGAGGACACAGGAAGCGGGCGCTACCACCATCGGCGACGCCCTCGGCGACAACGACCACCGTATTGAGATCATCGCATACGGTCTCACTGCCGACGCGAAGCGTTACTACCCCGAGGCCGCGCTACAGACGGCGGTCGCAGAGGGGCTGTTTGACGACGCGAAAATGTGCATCAATCACGAGCCCGTCAAGGCGCAAGCGACGCGCGGCCACCGTGACTTGACCGGGTGGGGCGCGACCGTGAAAGCGGGCAGCGTGAAGTGGAACGGGCGCGCAGTCACCGCCGTTGCCCACGCGCACACCCCCGAAGCACAAGCCATTCTGGATGACCCCATTGCGAAGAAAGCCGTGGGGTTGTCGGCGGACCTTGGGATTGCCTACTATCCCGGACGCATTGACGGGAACACCGTCGAGGTTGTTGACAGGTTGACTGATTGTTATTCGGTTGACTTGGTTCCAGCGGGTAACGCGCACGGACGAGTCTTAGAGGCCGCATCACAGACGGAGAGGATGATCGACGTGGAGATGGACAAGCTGACCGGAGACGAACTCGCGAAGGTGCGGCCCGACCTTGTTGAGGCTATCGAGGCGCGCATTCAGGAGGCTGCGAAGGCACAGGCCGCAAAGGACAGCGAGGCCGCAGTCGCAGAGTACAAGCGGACGCAGGAAGCCGAGGCCGCGAAGGAGCAGGCTGACGCGGACGCTGCTGCGAAGGCAGCCGCTGACCCGGACGGCTCGGCGCTCGATGCGCGAGTGCAGGAGGCCGTTGACGCGAAGACCGCCGCGCAGGACGCGATCATCGCGGAGATGAAGGCCGACAACGCGAAGCGCGACACTGCTGAGGTAGTGACGCGGCTCGTGCAGGAAGCCGAGGGTCTGGCGGACGCCTCGCGGACCCGCATCATCGCGGGCTTCGCTGGACAGGCGATCCCCGCTGCCGACCTCCCCGCTCGCGTGCAGGAGGCCGTCGAAGGCGCGAAGGAGCACGAGATGGCGCTGCTGAAGGAAATCGGCGGCGGCACGAGGGTAACTGGCGCAGGCGCGACGGTGCCCACGGTCACGAAGGAGACGCAGGAGGCGTATGAGGCGAACCTGTCGCAGCGCCTCAAGGACGCCGGCCATTCCACCGACGAGATTGAGAAGCTCATGGGCGCACGGTAACGAAGCCGCGAGGTGGCGAAGCCGCAACGTCCACAACGCAAATCAAGTTAGGGCATAGGAGGTTCTAATCATGCCCGCGACCTATGTAGAGACCAATGACAAGTCGGAGTTTTTCAGCGAAGGTGGAGGCCAGCATTTCACACTGGTTACTGCCGACACGACCGTGGCAGCCGCGACCAGCGGCGACCTCGTGATTTACGGGGCCATGATCGGCATCGCGCTCAATGACTACAACCACGACGCAGGCTCCATCGTCCTCGACCTCACCGGCGGACACACCATCGAGGTCCACGCGGTCGACAACAGCGGAAACAGCGCCGTGAATATCGGCGACTGGCTGTACTGGGACGAGGCTGGCGGCGAGGTCAACAAGGACGCAACGAACGGCGTTGCCCTCGGCACTGCTATGGAGGCACTCGCCACCGGCACGACCGACGACATCGGCGTCAAGTTCTGGCCGTCGCCGGACGCGTGAACCAACTGACCTAACGCGCACAGATCGCGAGTAGCGTAGTAGAGGAAGGAGACCTGTAAATAATGCCTATCGACATGATGGGAATTGACGCAAGCGAGAAGAACCTCGCGGGTGATGGCTTCGTATCGCTGACCCGCGTAGCACAGGCAGGCCGTCGGCAGGAGACGCAGACGACCAGCGACTTCACCTACATGGCCGACCTGACCGACCGTGGCGTCATGGTGGGCTATCTGGACGACTCGATCCCCACCACGTTCGGGGCTATCGGTTACCGTCGCGACACGAAGGACCTTGTTCGTGGCGTGTCGGGCAGCCAGACCGGACGTGGGCGCGACTACCAGCTCAACGCGGCGCGGACGATCCCAGCGGTTGACGAGAAGGGCGAGTATCTGCCCATCGACCCGACCGAGACTTACTACAACTTCGCCACGCGCAAGTATGGCTGTCAGTGGGACGTGTCCTTCGAGGCATGGCTCGCTGACGGTCGCGACCTGAACATCCTCGGCGATTACCCGACGACGTGGGGCCTGTCGGCGAGGTATACGGAGGAGTTCGTGTTCACTTCGGCTTACGCCGGCGACACGACATTCTTCACCGCTGGCCGCGGCAACTACGGCACTGGTGTTCTCACAGGGGATGACGGTGAGGCGAACCTGGATGCTGGCATCACCGCTCTGCGGTCGATGGCCGACCCGTCCGGCAACGTCGGACACTACGCCGGGCCGATCACGCTGGTAGTTCCTCCGGCACTCGAAGGCACGGCGCGACGGCTGCTCAATTCCGCCGTCGTCGTCTCTGGCGCTGGCGGCGCACGCCCGGCCCTGAACATGGTGGCAGGACAGGCGAACCTTGAGGTCGGGCACTTCCTGCCCTCCATCGACACCGTTGCCGGGACTACCGCGTGGTATCTGTTCGCGGACCCGCGCATTCGCCCCGCAGTGCGATACGGTTACCTCGACGGCTTCACTGAGCCCGAGGTCTACGTCAAAGCCGCAGAAGCGCAGCGGCTGGCCGGCGGCGAGAACCCCTTCGACGGCACGTTCCTGACTGACGACATCGCATTCAAGCTCCGGTTCTTCTTCGGCGCTGACCAGGCGGACTACCGTGGCGCATACATGAGCGACGGCACGACCTAAGCCGCGCTCACACGACTGACAGATGGCCGCCGGGGAAGCGCGTGACTTTCATCGCGGGTTGCGCGCTTCCTCAAAAGCCAGAGAGGTGCGAAATGCCTGTCTTCACTTACGATCTGACGACCGCCATCGGCAAGGTGCGAATGCTGGTCGCCGATACGGATTACGCCTCGCACGATTTCAACGACGACGAGGTGCAGGCGGCGTTGACGCAGGAAGGCGACAGCCTCAAGCGGGCGGCGGCGCTGCTGCTGCTGGTGCTTGCGTCGAACAGGTCGCGTCTGACCGTGAGCGTGAAGCGTGGCGCGGTGAGCGAAGACTTGACGAAGCTGGCGGCGGACTTGCGGGCGCAGGCGGCGGCGCTGGTGGATTCGGCGGCGTCGGATGAAGACGTGCCGCTGTCGGCGATCATCAGCCCGAGTTACGAGACCTTCAGCTACGACTGGAACCTCGACAATGACCGGGATGACGTGGTAGACGAAGCGCCGTAAGGCGCGAGAGAGAAGGCGCAGTATCATGGCGGCGCGCAGGGCAAGTGTAGTTCGCAGAGGAGCGCAGAACGGCAGTGGCGCGGGCCGTGGAGTTACCGGCGGGCGTCGGGCGAACCGTAACACCAGCAGGTGCCCGAGTGGAGGCCCCGGTGGTGGCGCGGGCGGCGGGCGTGGCGGCGGCAGGAACCGCAGGTAGCCGACGCGAGAGGACTTGGCTATGAGACAGGAGACGCTCGGCAGTCTGCTCGGCGACCTCTACGATAATGACTTCACGCACCGCGTCCGCGTGGAGACGCTGGAGACCGGCGACGTTGACGCGCCCGACTGGGAGACGGCGCTGGTGAGCATGGACTTGCAGGTGCAGCAGACCTCCGCGCAGGAGCGCATCGCGAAGGCCGACGACTACACCCTGCGCTTGACGCACACGGGCTTCTGTGACGCGACGGACGAACTTGTCATCGGGTGCAGGCTCGTGGAGACATACCAGCTTGACGAGGAAGGCCACTGGCAAGCGGTGGCGGACGCGGACGCGGAGAAGTGGCTGGTGCTGGGCAAGGAAAAGATACGCGGGTTGCCGGAACCGTGGGACCAGGTGCAGCTTGACTTGAACCAGATGACGCCGACGAGGTAGAGGAGGCGTGGCTATGCCGGGCGGAATTGGCTTCGGGATACAGATAGCCGGGAACGCTTTCGCCGTCCTCGACAAGGCGGCGAAGAAGGCCCACGCGGGCATCATGGGCGTGGTGAAGAAGTCAGCAACGCGGGTGCAGCGCGGGGCTAAGATCAACGTCAAGGAGAAACTCAATACGACGGGCAAAAGCACGGGCGCATTGGGGCGAAGCATCGGCGTGAAGAACCGTCCTGCTGACCTCGCGTCAGACATCGGCCCCGCAGTCATCTACGGACGCATTCACGAACTCGGCGGGGTCATCAAGCCAGTGAAAGCGCAGCGGCTCGTCTTCGAGATTGGCGGGCAGGTGCGGACGGCGATGCAGGTGACCATCCCCAAGCGCCCATACCTGCAACCGGCGCTTGACACCGCGAAGCCCAAGATTGAGCGCGAGTTCCGGGCGCTCGTCGGCGACCTTCTGGAGGAGTAGCACTGTGGCATACGTGACGGCGAAGGAACTCATCGACGCTTACCTCACGGCCCTCCGCGCGTGGGCAGTGGAGCCGCTGGCCTCGTGCGTGTTCCGCCGGGGGCCGCAGCGAACCATCAGTATGTCTGCGGCGCAGGACACTATCGGGATCGTGGCGTTCCAGGGGCTCGACGAGGAAAGCGCCGGCAGCGGCAACAAGTGGTGGACGAACCCGCGTATTGCAGTGCTGCTCATGGTGAAAGACGACGAGGAGGACCCGGACGCTTCTGAGGACACGCGGCTCGACCTCATTGAGCAGTTCGGGCAGTTCCAAAACCAGATGACAGTGCGGACGCTCGACGGCGCGAAGGTGGGGCATATCACCGCCTGCACCTTCGGCATCGGCGAGTACTTCGAGAACACAACGCAGGTGTTTCGCTACGCGGAGATCGTGGTTACCTACAAGACACTGAGGAGTTGAGAGGCATGGCATTGACAGGACCGGACGTAGCGATCCTCGGCATGGCAGACAGGTGGGCTTACCAGAAGGGCGCGGCTGTCTACGCGGGCACCGGCGGCACCGACAACTGGACGCGCGTGGACGCCAGCGCCGACGAGACCTTTGAGAACCGCGTCAAGGGCCAGAACCTCACGGACCTGGACACGGCGATGGGCATTATGCCCTTCGGCGAATATCAGGACCTCGGCGTGGTGCTGGCAAGTCTCAGCACTTATGGGAACACCGACCTCGGGCTGGGAGGCTTCAACGGTTACCTCAACACGCGGAAGTTCCGCCTGTCACTGCGGGCCGCGCAGATATGGCAGGAGAAATACGCGACGGGGTTCCTGAGCATCGCGAACATCGGCAGCTTGGCGGACGGTGGCGCGTCGGCACCGGGCCTTACGCTCGGCTCGATGATCGGCGACGGTGGCGGCACCGGAAGCTTCACCGCCGGGACTGACATGAGTGAGACCACGAACGGGCCTTCGCCGATACTGGCGCGTGTCACGAAGAAGGGCCTCGCTGACTGGGCAATGACCGTGACGGTGAAGCAGGCGACGGGCGTTACCCCCGTGAGTGAAGACGTAGTGATAACGGTCGGCGCGAGTGTAGCGGTCGGCACCACCTACATCGTCGGCGAGACCGCGCAGGACGAGAACAACGCCGCAGGCCAGAAGGCCGTCAAGGTCGCGGCGACTGACCAGTTCGCGTCGGGCCAGACTGTGCTTCTCAGTCAGTGGACGGGCGATATTCCGGACCGCGTGTGGGTCTCGCAGGAGATCGGCACGATAGACACAATCCAGAATAACGTCAGTATCACGATGGAGGACAACCTCCTGCACAGCTACACGACTGCGGGTGGGCGCACCTTCGCCTACCCGTGCTACATCGGCGTCAGTGACGTTGACGACGCGACCGGCGCAGATGGGACGAACCTCGACGCGGTGACCTTCTATCCCGCGCCCGACCGCGCACTCAAGCTGTAGTGTAGAAGGAGCGTGAAGAAGCATGGCTCAGGCAGAAGTATCAGGGATATTCCAGTATCTGAAATACGGCACGGGCGCAAGCGCGGACACCGCCACCGGGATCATCGACGGCGGCGATATGAACATCAATCCCGACACGCGCAGGCGTGTGGGTATCGGTGGCACTGAGGTTCGGCGCGGCGGGCTTCTCGTGCCCGGCGGCTCGGCGAGCATGTATGTCACCGGGACGAACCAGGCGCTCAATGCGCTGGCGCTTCGCGCCACTTACCCGCGAGGCGCGCTCACGGAGTTGGAGTTCGAGGGTGGCGCGGACGAGTGGGAAATCAAATACCACGACTGCGTTATCACTGACGCCTCGTGGGACTACGCGCAGGGTGAGGGCTTCAAGTCCACGCTGTCTTGGGGCAGCAAGGACCTCCCCGACGAGGGCACGACCGGCGGGACGCAGGACGCAGAGGGCGCGTTGACCTTCGAGGACTATGAGTTCGTCATCACCTTTGAGGGCGTGGAATACGGCGTCAGTGCGGCGTCCCTATCGCTCACGAACAACGTGACATTCAAGGGCGCGGCAGATACGAAGGTCGCGACGGAGAAGCGCCTCCCCACTCACTACATCTACGGCATCGAGGAACTGACGCTGGGTATCACCACTGACATCCCTATGCCGAGCGCGACGGTCGGGCTGTATGATGACGTTATGCCGGAGGACCTGGACGTGGTGCTTATCGGCAGCAACGGCACCAACACTCTGACGCTGACCCTCTCCGACCTCATCGCCGCAGACCCGCTCACATTCGGGTTCGTGGACTCGAACTCGCCGGTCGCGTGGAGTTACGGCTTCATGGGCACGGCGGCGACGGGCTCGCTGACCTGGGGCTGGGCGTAGACAGTAGCCGCGAGACCGCACTTCACCAAAGCCGCGAAGGAGAGTTACATGGCTTACAGACCTATACTGACGGTGGACGTGGAACACGAGGACGCGATATTCACATTCAAGTCGCCGGACGCCGCTATGAGCAAGGTCGTCTCTATCTCGCAGCGGTGTCTGGCGGAGGGTATGAGCGCGGCGGACATTGACGCGCGCCCTCCCGCTGACCTGCTGGAAGCCTATGCGAAGGTCTTCGTTGACGGCGTGATTTCGTGGACTGGCGTAGAGGGCGAGGACTCCTTCA